AAAGGTATTGTGGCTATAGGCTCTGACATTTGGATACTTTATGCATCAAGTATGCAAAAGTTTGCAAACACAGGGGGTTCTGCTCTAATTACTATATCGTCTTTAGGCGGGTCAGAAACTGACGCGAGAGCACTAGGGTATGATGGAACACATTTATATGTAGTAGGCGGTCAGTACAATTGGGTAGCGAAGTACACCACTGCGGGTGTCTATACGAACACTAGCTTTCAGACTAATCCTGCTTCGGCTCCACGCTCTGCTGCTTGGGACGGGACGCACTTCCATGTCTCTAACTATGCTAATAATACAGTCTATAAGTTTACTCAGGCAGGGGTCTACTCAGGCCAAAGCTATGGGGTGCAAAGTAGCGGGTGCTTCTTAACTGTTGCTGACGGTGATATTTATGCAATGAGACCTAATTCCACTATTGATAAATACTCAACTGGGGGGGGTTTTAAAGGTTCTTTATCGACATCTTCTTTTGTATCTGGAGTAACTAGTAACAGTAATGTAAATGCTCATTCAGGGATTACCTATGATGGGTCTAATTTTTGGATTTGTGTGCTTAATAATCAAAGGGCTTATAAGTTTACTACAACAAAAGTAGTCGGTCTTACCTCTTCACTAGCAGAAGCGGGTTCACCGCTGTACTCGAGGATACTCTAATGGCTATAGTTATATATGAAGCAGTGCTTGAAACTCAGGAAGTATACGCAAAGCAATGGCGAGATGCAGAACTTCTATCTACAGACATTGCAGCTTATGTTTCAGATTATCCGAATCGTGACAACATCCTACTCTACCGTACAGCCCTGCGTGATTGGCCTGTTGCTACAGACGAAGATGGTGAAGCCCTTTTCCCAGACACTCGCCCAGTTATAGGAAGCTAATATGCCTCAAAAAAAGTTGGAGTCAGCGTCACGCTATGCTGAGTTTGACTTAGATGGTGACGGGACGGTTAGTGACGAAGAAATACAAAAGCATCAAGAAATGGTCGAGCTTCAGCTTAGGGAGGAGAAGGCCGACTCTCAAAGAAAAATGGCTTGGGTTGCAATGGTATCAATGTGCATTTATGCGCTGCTACCTTTAATGCCTTTCATTCCAGAAAGCCGACTAGAAACATTAGCGTCACTAAGTGACATGCTGTTCCTTAGCCAAGCCAGTGTCATTGGAATGTTCTTTGGCGCAACCGCATATATGACGAGGAAGTAAGATGGGAATTTTAAGCACAATACTGGGAAGTGGCGATGTTATTTCAAAGGGTCTTGGTCTTATTGACTCGATGCACACCAGCGACACTGAGATGATCGAAGCCAAGACAAAGGCTAAGACAGATTTGTTGAGTAGCTATGCGCCGTTCAAGGTTGCCCAAAGATACCTTGCCTTGATATTTGGTTTCACCTTTGTCGCATCATACTTAATGGTTTTAATCCTGTTCTTTATGGATAGGGATATTAGCGCAGTCCAAGAAATCATCTCCGGCTTCAAGATCGACTGGATTATGCTAACGATAACGGGATTTTATTTTGGGGGAGGCGCTTTCGAGGGCGTTATGAATAAGAAATCTGAGGGCAAGTAATGACAGGATTCAAGATCAATACCTTTGGCGGCACCGCCCCAAAAATTTATTCTCGGTTACTACCAAATGACGTAGCTCAGGTTGCAGAAAACGCACGACTTGATTCTGGTCGTTTAGAGCCGTGGAAGGGAAATGCTTCAGCAAGTATAAATCCAGTCGCGGGCTATAGCGTCTCAGCACAGACCAAGACCTTGTTCAAATATAGCGACAGCATATGGATTGGGAGCAATGATGACCTTGATATAGTCAGAAGCCCTATTGCGGAAGATCCGTGGGAGCGTATCTACCTGACAGGCCGGTATGGCGCATATCCTGAAATGACCAAACAAGGTGACGTTGGCAGCGGGACTTACTACCGGCTCGGCCTTCCCTCCCCAGAAAGCCTTCCTTCAGCCCCTGCGTTGTCGAATAAAGACCCTGCGGCTGCGACGGTTACTCTACTGACTGACACTGAAACTCCACTGTCTCGATCCTACATATATACCTACGTTACTCAGTACGGGGAGGAGGGGCCGCCTTCGACACCTACTATTGCCAATATCGTAGACGTGTATTCAGACCAGAACGCAACGGTTACGTTTGGGGCCAATGTTTCAGGCTACAACATTGTAACTAAACGACTTTACCGAACGGATTCCACAGGGACATATAGGTTTGTTGCGGATGTAGGCTTTACTGCTCCAACTCACTTAGACGTTAAGGCAGATATTGATCTCGGAGAGGAGATACCGACAGCCTCATTTGCCGCTCCGCCAGATGAAGTAACCGCAGACCATCCCGATGGAGCCATGCAGGGTTTGGTTGCCATGCCTAATGGAATCCTTGCCGGATTTAGCGGTCAGGCAGTTTGCTTTAGTGAGTCGTTTCAGCCTCACGCTTGGCCTACCGATTATCAATTAACGGTTAAGAGTGACGTAGTTGCAATAGCCCCCTTGACCAGCGGCCTGCTTGTTCTTACAAAAGAAAAGCCAGCAATTATTCAAGGTCTTGATCCCGCTAGTATGGCAATGACAGAGATTGACTCGACGCTCTCATGCGTGTCTAAGAGAAGCGTGGTGGATATGGGAGAGTATGTAATGTACGCATCTCCTGACGGTCTTGTTATTGGCAGTGAGCAGGGATTGCAGATAGCCACAGGTCAGATATTAACAAGAGATCAGTGGCAGGAATTTGTCCCGTCATCACTCGTAGGGTTTTTGTGGGAAGGCCATTACATCGGCTTCTACTCAACCGGCTCTGAGGACAAGGGCTTTATCTTTGACCCACGCGGAGGAAAGAATAGCTTTGTATCTTTAGACTTTCACGCAACGGCAGGGTTTAACGATCTTGAGAATGATGAGCTATACCTCGTCGTGGGCGGAAGTGTAGTCAAGTTTGCGGAGGGGTCTGCCTTAAATTTCAAATGGCGGACAAAAAAATTCTACACCCCTAGACCAATAAACCCAGCCGTTGCCAAGGTTGATTGCGATAGCTATAGCCCAAATCCTGTAATGAAGGTATATGCCGATGGGGTTTTAAAGCATACGCAGACAGTCACAAGTAGCGATGCATTTAGATTGCCTTCGGGATACAAGGGACAGGAGTTTGAGGTAGAGGTTACAGGGTCAGTTCCTATCAACGAAATGTGCATTTACGAGTCTGCGGCGGAGATTGGAATTGAGTAGCTTCAAAGACAATATGCTAGTTCCACTTAAGTGGGCTGGTCAGGACAAAAGATTTGCGGATGGCCTTAAAGAAAACCTAGACATCATTTGCGGCCATCGAGGAGACCCTCTTGATCGGGCTATTACTGCGAGAGATCTTCTTGAATCTGGCATTGCAAAGCTTCCAGCAGGCTCTACAATTTTTGGTGGTAGCTCAAGAGAGCTTATACCTCCGGCCACTATTCCATATCTTATTGTTCCTCCAGCCCCGACTAATCTTCAGGCTAGTGGGGCATTTCAAGTTATCCTTCTTGGCTGGGACTTACCTCTATATATAGGCCATGCCCATGTTGAGATATGGCGTAATGCTACTGACAGTCTAGCGACAGCGTCCATGCTGGCAACGACCACTCAAGCATTTGGTCAGTACTCTGACAACGTCGGCTCTAGCAGTTCATTTTATTACTGGGTTAGAGCGGTCAACGCAAACGGTGTTTCGGGGCCATTTAATGGATCTGCCGGAACACTCGGAGAGACAGCTCCTGATATTGCGTTTCTTTTAAGCACGTTGTCTAGCGCCATAACATCCTCCCAACTGGCAACAGACCTAGCGACACCAATAGCGACAATCCCAGCCATTAGTTCTAACGCCAGCGCAGCTCTAGCACTAGCCAACAATGCAAGCGCCATAGCTGCCAGTGCAAGCTCGGCTGCAACGTCAGCGACAAATGCGGTAAGTGCGTTAAACACAACTGTAGCTGCCTTACAGAACGTGTCTCCTTGGGTGGCAGGAGCAAGCCACGCCTTAAATGATCAGGTTCAGTATAGCGGCGGTCTTTACTCCGCACAGTCTGCACACACTGCAAGCGCATCGAATGCCCCGACAGTTGGTTCTTCAAATTCAACATGGTTATACCTTGGTAACTATACGAGTCTCTCGTCAGCCGTTGCCGGAAATACAGCCGACATACTAGACGTTAATACGTTGAGCGCATCTAGCGCATCCGCCGCCGCCCGAAAAATTGCAAGCCTAGATTTAGACGTGAATCACCCGACGACAGGCTTGAACTTCAAAACGCAAAGTGTACAAGCCTTAACAAACGAGGTATTTCCAAACGGCACAACTGCTCAAGGTGCAATCACAGCATTGAATGCGGTTGTTACTCACCCGACAACGGGATTGTCAGCAACCGCAGGTATAGTGTCTAATCTTAGCCAAAACATTGGTTACGACGGAGCAACGCAGCAAAGTAAAGTAGATAGCTTTGAGGCAATTCTAGATGACGGCGCAGGAAACTTACTTACAACCACCGCACTATCGACGCTTATAAATGAGGTCTATCCAAGTGGGTTAACTCAGCAGAGTGCCATTTCTTTACTGGGGGGTACTAGCTCATCAGGGGGCAGCACCCTAACACAGTCAGCCGCTAATGCTCTGCTGGCTACTGTATTTCCGAGCGGCATTACCCAGCAAAGCAGTACTGCGGCTTTACAAGCAATACTGAATGATAGCTCTGGCAACCTTGTCGAGGGTCAGGCAGTAAGTACGCTTATCAATGAGATATACCCTAACGGCACTAGTAGCCAAAGTAAGACTGACTTGTTGCAAGGGGTTCTAGAAAAGCCAGACGGTACGCTTGTTTCTGCTGGAGCTTTAAACTCTTTAGTAAACAATGTTTTTCCTAACGGAACATCTTCATCAAGCTTAGTGACCCAGCTAGAAAACGTATTAAGAAAACCAGACAACACGCTGGTGTCTTCTGGCGTCTTGTCGGCTCTAGAGAGCGAGGTCTTTCCTAATGGGGTAGCAGGCAACAGCAGTATTGATACACTGCAAAGCGGGTATGTAAATCCTGATGGCTCGACTAGCACAGTCAGTCTCCAGCAAGCAATGTCAACACAAGCCAATATCAACGGAGATCTTACAGGGCAATACTCAGTCAAGGTTGACACTAACGGCCATGTTGCCGGTTTTGGATTATCAAGCACACTCAACAACGGGGTTCCATCATCTGCCTTTATTGTTGACGCGGAAAAATTTGCTATTGTTCATCACACTGATACGAGCGCTGCAACAAATAACCCCAACGCGGCCCATGTTCCGTTTGCTGTTGTGCAAGCAACGACACTAAACGGCGTAGCCGTTCCGGCTGGCGTTTACATGAAGCAAGCCTTTATATTAAATGGCGCTATTACAAATGCCAAGATAGGCGATGCTGCAATCGGTAACGCTAAGATATCTGATCTAAGCGCAACCAAAATTGACACTGGAACTCTTGATGCTTCTAAGGTAACAATCGCCGGAGTTGCCCCCACGTTAAACATTCGCAGTGCAGACGTCGGGGCTAGAATGCAGATAACTGCAAACAGCATTCAAATATTCGACGGTGCTGGAATTCGCGTAAAGTTGGGTCAATTATAAATGACAGCTCCTAGATCTAATGGCGCAGTTGTTACAGATGAAACTCCAACATCTGATGTAAGTGTTAATTTTAACTTTGCAATTACAGGGACAGGGGGAGTTCTTCAGGTATTCCAAAGTGACCAAGCTCAAAGCATAACAAGTGGCTATCCTGCGGCTGACGATTTGGGGTGGGTCGATGCCGTTGACGTTAACGGGAACCCTCCGCCAAATAGTGCCACCGTTCTTGGGACGACATGGAGTCACTACGGCTTTACTCAGCCGAGAGGGACAAAGCTATACTACTATTGCAGGCGTAAAAATGGATCTACAATTGAGCTTGGATCACCTTATCCCGTAACGGAGATTGTTCCGTCCCAGCCGTATATATCAGCTATTACACATAACGCCAGCTTCACGACTGCGACACTGGCGTCACAAGTTCCAGACCCCTATACCACGCTGTACTACAATCAAAGTACAACTGCTGTTAAGCCGGTATGGGAAGCTCAAAGCCCAACCCAGACGGCTCCTGACCCTTCGGTGTGGCAGACAAGCCCGACGTTCGCGACGATTCCAAATGAAACCTACTTTTACTATGCGCTTGGTTGGACACATAACAATCCAGCGGAAGATGGCGCGGCTATTTCTCCAGTTGCATCTCGCGAGGCTGGCGATAAGTTTGGCCTTAGGGTATGGGACGCTTTAAATAATATAAGGCTGGATACTACCGACAGGATGATTCGGCATCACAGTACTTTGTCTGGAACTATTACGCAGGCTGCGTCTCCGGTGAGTTTGTTTGTTTCGGGAATAGCTAATGACGGGACGTGGGGCATGAGCAACGATGTGCCATTGTCAGGGGACTATAGCAGTACCGACGATGTGTCTCTGACATTCGGATCGACTAACTACATCACACTGGCATTACAGCACACCAACTCAGGTAGCTTTAATTACCGCGTTCAGGTTTTTAGGATTTAGTTATGGCATACGGATTTACCTGTATTAACGAGTCTGGCTTTTACCAGATAGACGGGACTCTACCCCAGTTAATGGAAGTCGCTTCGGGATCAGCAACGGTGTCAAGCTATTCGGATATGGTCAGTGGAAGCGGGTCTCGGCAGCAGATTATTAGCCTGTCGTCTGTGTTTGGAAATCGCGACATTTTTATTTTTATAAAGCCAAATACAGAGTCAGGAGTCAAGAGCTGTGGAGTCTGGAAATACAAGGTAGGGTCGCAATGGCGGTTTTGGTTTTGGTCTAACAACTTTCCTGCGAATGAGACTATCAAATACGCGATCTTTGTCAGTGGATCTACCGCCGCCGCGAATACAGGTTATGGCCTAAATGTCTTTACCGCCTCAGGTGATGTTGGATACAGCAGCGAAAGAATTAACATTCGGGCAACTCAGGCAGCAATGGGAGTGATGAGCAAAAGCACTTCGGTAGGCCCGCTACACCAGTCAAGCATGGCAGGGGTCTTCGGTCTGTACACCGGCACTAACTTTGTCGAGCGATTCTTTAATGGCCCGTCAAGTTTTAATCCAAATACAGACAGCATGGGTGAGGAGGGGTATGAAATTAACTGGTATCACAGCCACCTAACATTTAACTACTATGCTAAAACCATAACGATGTCGGCAGGCTCTTACTACTCTGGGCAAACAAATTATTTTGTAGACAAGGGTGGCTCTAGCACTAGGACGTTAATTACAGGAACACGAATATGATTAAGGTAGCAATGTGTACGGAAAACGGAGAAGTGGGGTATACGATTTCACCGGCAGATGACAGTCAGTACACGGACGGGGAAACCTATGGAGACTATACAGCGCGTCTTATAGCTCACACGGAAAATGATGACGATTACATCATAGGCAAATATTGGGATGGCGGATGGCAGAGTAAGGGAAGCAGGCCATCTGACTTTCATTTCTGGGTAGATGGGGCATGGGTTCTTAGTACTGAAGCTATGTTTGACAAGATACGCCTTGACCGCGCTAGGTTCTTGGCAATGTCTGACTGGACGCAGATGCCAGACGTCATTTTTAATTCAGGAGTTAAATCTGCATGGGCGGTTTATAGGCAGGCTTTAAGAGATGTACCGGCCAATAACTCTAGCGTAACAAACCCCGATAACATTGTTTGGCCGAGTCAGCCTGAATGATTATTTAGTTGTTGATTTTGCTAGACGTAACGTACTATATATAAGACATACGGCTTAAACAGCCGACCCGCAAGCTACTCATCTGAGCGTTTAATTTCAGATCGAATATAGCCTCCGCGATTAAAAATTTCAGGTAATGCTTTTGAGTTATGCAGTGAGGATACCCTCGCTCGAAGACTTTGACCAGATCAACTCTTTGGGGCGATGGTTCCAGCAAAATAGCAACTTCTCTAGGTGCGGCTGGTCATCAGACAAAGCCCTAAAATTTGTGACTTCGGGGAAAAATCCTGAATCAAACACCTTCATGCGCGTGTGTACCGAGGAAGACGAGATAGTTGGGTTCTTCTTAGGAAGCGCAGTTGAGTACTTCTTCTCAGACAGCGTAATAGCCCAAGAGATGGTAGTAGTGTTTAAGCCCGAACATAGAGACAACATAGCCCCACACCTAGCCTTAATGATAACCGACTTCACAGAGTGGGCAAGGCAGCGTGATGCGGTAGAAGTATGTATAGGTATCACCTCCGGCATAGCTGGTGAGGGGTATCCCAAGTTTATCCAAAGTCAGGGCTTTAAAGAAGCCGGACTAATATTCAAGAAAGAGGTGTGATATGTGCGGTGGCGGCGGTGGTTATAAAGAGAAAGAGTCTGCTTCAAAACTGGCGTTAGCCCAGCAGGCTGCAACTAGCCTACAAAGGTACGGCGAAGTTTTTGTTCCCCTAGAAAATGCCTTCATTCAGGACTCGCTAAACGCCTTTGGTGATGACGCCTATGGAGGCGCAATGGGCCAAGCCTCTAACAATATATCAGCGATGTATGAAGAAGGTATTGGGGGGTATCAGGCGCAGCAGTTTCAGGGGGGGTTAGACCCCACCTCCGGCGCATACGCTGGAAAGATGGACTCTATAAGATCGGCGCAGGCTAGGTCTATGGGTCAGGGAGTTGCTCAGGCTGGAATTGGTCAGACAGACAACGCTTATCGAGGTCTTCAGAACGTAGTTAGAGCTGGGCAGGGTCTGCAAACAGACGCCATGCAAGGCAATGTTTCTAGGATGAATGACCAGATGGCCCTAGCGGGCGCACAGGCAACAAAAGACTTCCAGAAGCGAAGTGGCCCAGCAGGTATTGCTGGACTAGTTGCGGGAAGCGGAACAGCGGCAGTTACCGGAGGTATAGGGTGAGTAGTTATTTTGAAGAATATTACGCACTGATGGGCGGAAGAAACGGCCCCAACAGTAATGCAATACGGGAAGTTGAAGACTTCTATTTCCCAAACACTGATCCAGCAAGCCGAGGGACTCCTGAGTACTCTGGGTCAAGTTACAACGCATACGCTGGAATCAATCCATACGGGTATTCAACCAACCCTGAAGACATGGGTGGCGACAAGCTTTATGCCGATCTTATTCGCGCACAAACCAATGACTACATGACTCGTTACGCTCCTGTCGAAAACTTTTTGGCGAGTGAGATTACGTCTACGGGAACTAAGGCTTTGGCGGGAGACATGAAAAGGACTAGGCAAGCCGTAGTGGGAGCAACCAATAATGTACAAGGCCAGCAGGACAGAGGAATGCAGCGATTTGGTTTAAGCAATGCGCCATCAAACTCAAACAATATGAGCAGTGTAGGAACTTTAGTTGGTGGGTTGAACTCGACGCGAGCGGCAGACTCTGATCGCAGGACTGAGTTACTTACCGGAACAATCGGTGGCATCACACAGAGAGCGGCAGCAACGGGGTCAGGCGCATGAGTGGATTAATTGGAGCAGGAAAAAAGTCATTAGCACTCGCTAACTTCGGAATGCAAAAAGTTGCCAGCGCAGATGTTCAGGAAGAGATCCAGAGAGAGCAGATGGAAGCTGCCAACATAGCAGGCAAGCAGCAGCTAATTGGTCAGGTTGGCGGAGTAGGGGCTGGTATAGGTGCCAAGGAAGTTGTTGGCATGGCTAAAGAAGTAAAGACAGCTAAGGCGGGATTGACAGCGGCTAAAGAAGCCAATGAGGCTGCACAAACTGCCCTTAAGCTTGCCGAAACTACCGAATTGGCCTCAGGAACAGGAGGCGCTTTGACAACAAACATGGCTGCGACTGAAGCCGCGACTACCGTGGCGGCAGGAACGGCAGAGGCTGCGGCTGTGGCGGAGGCAGGGGTGGCTACTGCCGGAGCCGCGTCCGGCCCTATGGCGCAGGTTGCTGCCATGGCTGGCCCTGTTGCTATCGCGCTAGGCGTTGGCTTTCTCCTTACTAAATTATTTGACTAGGTAACTATCATGGCACTTAACACCACTAATGCTTTTAGCTCAGGATTTGAGCGAGGGTTTGGCTTGTATGGCGCAGTTCAAGACCGTGAGTTAAAGAAGGATGCTCTGCAATATAACAAGGAAAAAGACTCTGCTGATCTGGCATACACCAAAAGAAAAGACTCGCAAAACCTTGGCTTGAAGCGACAGGAAGCGGAGGACTTGGCCAAATTTAGGAGGGGAAGCCTTAAGAATGACAGTGATCAAAATGCACTGACTGGTCGGGCGGCTTTAGTTAGAGCGCAGACCGCGCAACTTACTCAGCAAGGAACCAATACCAGAAACCAAACTGAGCTTCTTAAGCAGGAACAGCTTGCGGATCCAGATTCGGCAGCGTCGCTAAAGATGCAATCAGAGACAGAAGAAAACCAAGCCCAAAGGGAGAAATATCAAGCAGAAGCGGACAGGGTTGCTAATCAAACTAATCGATTCAGCGCGGCATCAAATGTGAGTGAAATATATGATCTAGCGTCCACATCTGATGGGATGTTTGATGCTAGTACATTGAAAAGAATTGAGGGGATGTATCAGGCAAACAAAGGTGCGGGAGTCTTTAATTTAGGGACTGTAAGCGCCGACATTCACCAACGGGGAACCATGGCTATCAGCACATTTATGACTGATCTAGCTCAAGGTGCAGACCCTGAAATGTCCCCTGAGGTCTTAAGAGCATTCACTACAGCTCTTGGCATTGATTCGTCAGCGGCAATTGGCAGAACGGTAGATTCTACGTTTACAAACGCTCCAAGGTGGATTCAGCAGGGTAACTACGAAGTGGTATCTCAAGGGTTATTTTCTGCTGGCGCTACTCCTTCTAAGGGTGCTAACGGTGAGGTTCAAAATACACTTAATGGCGACCTGTATGTTGAGCTTAAAAATAAAGATGATTCAAATGACATTCAATATTACTTTCCGCCCCTAACTGAAAATCGCTCCAGCATAAACTCAAAAAACCTTAACTTAAACCTTGACGAAGTGTCTCAAGCTGCTGCCGGAACATCCTATTACATCCAGCAGGTTGGGCCAGCAATTAAGCCAGCAGTAAAACAGGCTAGGATCATGGCTAAGTTTGGCAATGATTCGGGGGACAACGGAGTAGAGAAGTTTAACCAGCGAGTAACAGCCGAGCTTGAGTCAAACAGAAAGGCAATACAAAACGGTGCAAGCACAACCAACTTTTTTGCCGACCCAACACTGACTAAAGAGCAGGCGTTATCAGAAGAGCAAATGTCTAAAATGAAGTCCAACATTGAAGAAAGAATTCTTTTTGGGGCGCAAGTACAGCCCAAGCAAGTCATGGTTAACAAGTGGCTAGATGAAACAAAATCAGCGCTAACGCAGCAAAAAATTCCTGTCGGCAGAAACAAGTTTTTTAGCCTTTCCAGCATCCCTGATGAGGACTGGAGTCCACAGCTAATATCTAATCTCAATGGCTATTTTGACGAAACTCAAGAAGGTGAGGTCGTCATAAATAATCAAGATGGATTATTGCGAGAACTGCAAGAGCTTAAGTTTCTGACCCTTTAATATCTTTAGGAAATAACATGCCATTAAAATCTGCAAAGGTACAGACAGAAGATGAGTACTGGGCAAAGCCTTATGATCAGCCTGAGCCATCCTCCGAGACAATAGTTAATGATCCTGCGATAGACGCCTCTTTAGATGCAGATCCTTCTGAAGACAGTAACTTCTACCGTGGCTTATTGTCGGGAAAGGAAAACTTGCAGGCAACAGGAGGAGGCCTCAAAGCCTTGGCTGGAAGTATCACCAAGAAGGCGGGAGTTGCGTTAGGCTCTGAAGATATGGCCCAGTACGGTGGTGAGATGGTTGACTCAGGGATGGAAGTCTACCAAAGAAATATGGCGGAGGCAGAGCAGTACATTGGCGACACTCCAACTATCAGAGACATTGATTCGGTAGGGGAGGCTGGAGAATGGCTTTCCCATGCTTTTGGGCAATCTTTGCCAGACTTAGCATTAGCATTAGGTACTGGTGGTGTCGGCGGCATGGCGGCTAAAAAGGTGGTTGGCGCAGGTGCCAAAGCCTTGGCTGAGAAAAAGCTACAGGAACAAGCTGTTCAATCATTACTTGAAAAAGGAATTGAGAAAAAGGCCGCAGAGTATTTAACCAAACAAATGTCCGAGAGGTTTGTTAAGGATTCGGCCAGCAAGGCAGCAGTCAAAGGTTCTATGGCTGGAGCAGCAGCCTATTATGGAGTGCAAGGCGGTGGCTCATCATTTGCCACGATTCTTGAAGAGACTGGAGTTGAAGCGCCGCTTACTGCGGTTGGCCTTGGCGTAATTACTGCCGGACTGGAAGCCCTGCCATTTGGTAAGGTGTTTGGGGCTATGTTCCCCAAAGGCTCTAAGGATGAGTTTCTAGAATACGTTGCAGCCGGTGTTGCAGACTCGCCATCATGGAAAAAATTAGCACTTGACGATTTAAAATATACAGCGGGCCACGGAGCTTGGACTGAAGCCGTTCAGTTTATTATAAACCAAGAGGCAACGACCTTTGTAAATAACCGCTACGGTGAGCAGGCGGCAAGAGAATACGGAACCTATGTTACAACCAAGGACGGATTCTTAGAGCTTTTAGATGCAACCGCAAAAGGTACTGTCCCAGCCTTGGCTTTGGGCGCTGGAACTGTGGCATACAAGAAACAAACTGGTCAGTACGACCAGACTTTCGGCCCTGAGGCTGACAGTATGAGGACTGAGTCGGGTCGCGATGATGACGTAAGACAGCTTGTTATGGAAACTTTTGATCGTTACAAGCAAGCTGACGAAAGCGGCGAGACTGTAATTAAGACCCCCGACCAATCGTTCTTAGAGGACAATCCTCCCTTGACGGCTGACGAGCGCAGCGAAGCTGGTCTTTCTGAGATTGTAGATTACGATGCCACAAACGATCCTATCCAAATGCCGGAAGAGTCTTCGTTGGGGCCACCAATACAAGGCGTAACGGGCCAAGATAATTCAGAGTTCGGCGAAAATACATTACCCCCCGCAGGCCAGCCCGATATAGTTAACGACTTCCCCGCAGCCACCCCATTTGGATCTAGAGCAGTACCTAGTGAAGGGGGAAGAGGGTATGGTAACGACCATACGTTTGATGCGCCAATGTCACCTCAAGGGAAGCCCGTCCAAGATCAGCTAGTAGAGCTGTCTGTTGCGGCCAGCACACCTGAGGCATTAGATCCTAACAACAAAGACGTTGTGATTGAGGCTATTGACGCAGACGACGTTGACCGAGTCTTTGACCGTAACGAGTCATTAAAGATTAAGCTGGACACGGGCGAAATGAAAAGCTTGCCCACGATAGAAGAGTCTTATGGCGATGATGCTCCGGCAGTAACCGCTATGACGGCTGGTGTAATGGCTGACCTCTCAGCTAATGGTGTCCCCACATCTTTTATTGACGCTATATCTGGTGTGTATGTTCACAAGACTTCTGAGGTTACTGCGCCTGCGCTTACCGGCCCAAGCTCAAGAGGCATATCGATCAATGAGGATTTAATTAACTCTGCGATGACTGATAATGACGCCCTCAGTGAGCTTGGTTGGACAATGGCCCATGAGGTTTATCATGCGGCAGACTTTGCACTTGACCTTAGCTCAGGTGATTCAAGATTTAATATTCAGATCGTTGAGGATTCCAAAGACCCTAGTGTTGTTATGGGGGATATCATGGAAGAAATATACGACAACTGGGAAAATGGTACTGATCTAGGCAAGCGGTTTGATTATCCATTTAATGACCTCAACGAACACATCCTTGATGAGGAAAAGGCCAATGATGGCGTAGTCACTAACATGAGAGAGGAAGTATTTGCACAGCTTGGCGCATTATTTCACTCCAACCCTAAGCAGCTACAAGAGCAGGCTCCTTTAGCGTATGATTACATAAAGAAC